CGTCAGCCCATTTCCGACCTCCCGTAGCCGGGAGGGGCATTTTGGGCGCGGGGTCCTTCTAATCATTCCGAATGATTGGTGGCATGCGACCTGCTGGAATTGGTCGAGTGTGGGAGTTTCCAATAACGCACCGGGGCCGTGAGTGCCCAAAGGCGCGACTGGATTGTTCCCTGAGGAAGTTGACCGACTCATCGACTTCCGGATTACCGAGTCACCGACCTCAAAGCAGCGGAAGGAAAACCCAAGGAACCCGTCGACGTTCTCGACGTAGCCCCACCTCGGAATAGGGAGGAACGACCTATTCCACGCTCAGGCCACAAGGGCTTCAAGCCCAAGGTGGACTTCACCCGTAACCCGCACAGGCGGAACAGGCGGGGAAGGAGGGGAAAGACCGCACCGGCGCAGATCGAGGCGTGGAAGGAGGACACCCACGCGCATCGGAAAGACGAACGTGTCGTGAAGCCGGATCGTGCGGAAAAGTTGGCAGCGGGCATACGCTCCAGAAAGAAGCTCGCCAAAATGCCCGAGGAGGAGGTGAGTAGGCTGTCGAGAAAACTGAAAGCGAGGAAGACTGCTCTCAGGTTGGATCCGGCTTACGTGCAGACCGTGAACCCGAGGCACGCCGACAAAGCCAAGGGAACACTGTCGAATGTCCTAAATGAGTGGGTTGCTCAGTACAAGAGGCATGGCATGACAAAGGCGCTGGCCAAGAAGCTACCAGAGGCGCACGATTTCCAGGTCATGAACACTGCGGGACTGAGACCCGAGCTCCAGGGGGCCTACAAGCGCATGCTCGCGTTCAGCCACTCCGATGGCTGGCCGGGCAATGGCGAGGATCACCGCAGGGAGGACCACCACGAGCGGAAAGTCAGAATGCATACGTATGACTCCGAGCGTGACTATGACCGCGGCCATGGCAGGCCGGCGCGTCGTGGCCAACCGGGTGGGGCCTGTGGGGCTCGAAAACGCGTCAGCCGTAAGGCGCACTCTGACGGCTGGACTGGAAATGGGACCACTAGCGATGGCGCCAAGATTTCGTTCGAAGCGCCGAAGGACGTGCGTGTGTGCAGGCACTGCAATCTCTCTGTCACGGGGAAGCATGACATTGCGAGGTGCGGCATCACCGAGTTCTCGAAGCGAAAGGGCAACTATGTCTTTGAGGGGCAAACCGGCCGCGTTAGAATGTATCGCGGTCTAGCCTCAGCTGCCCTAGACACTTTTCGCGAGTGGGCCCAAAAAGATGACGAACTGCTGGCCGAGCAACGAAAGGCCATCACTCAAACGGGTTCGGCTGGCTGTTCAAGCTGGGCCGGCAGTTCGACGGGGACGGGAAACCCCGGGAGTCTTGCCACGCAGGGCAGCACGCCTAAACCCGCGGCTCAAGACCCTCCCGCAAAGGGAAAAGAACCCGCCGCAGCTCCCGGCGATGACCCTGAAACGGAGCAAAGGGGGACCCAGACTGGGTGCGAGGGAGACGGGGACATGGGGTATTCAGAAAGGCTGTCAGAGGCCGGACCCTACTCAAGTTCCGTCAAGAGGCGCGTCAGGGCGCTTCAATCCCTTCGGACCTTGGCCCAGCAGGTCCCAATCGAGAGGGCGAGGTCTATGGAAAAGGCATTTTCGGAGGCCAATCCAGACCGCTTCGCCTATCTCGTCCCCCGCATGGATCCGCTGAGACGCGGTCCCGCGTTTTACCACCTTTCCGGCCCATTTGCCGATAGGGTGACGACGCTGGACGACGCGCCACGCTGGGTCACTGACGAACACGACTGGTCTTTCCGTCGCTACGTCATACCCGGCTCAGACTTCGTGTCGCCAGCGTTTCCAATCGGGCCTGCGCCTCATTGGCAGTTGAGGGAGGTGAGCGTCGGCCACGGCATGCGTGCAGCCGAGCTCATGTGGGTGCCCGTAAAGCGCGTCATCCCCCATCCTCCCCCAATGCCACCCCACCCCCTGGCGGGCGTCGAACTAGGGACGCCACCAACGGCAGAGCACCGCATCTCGAGCGGGCCAGAACCGAAGCCACCGCCCTGTTCCCGCTGGGCGAGGGCTGACTGTTCCACGCTCATTGCCGCACCCGCCAAAACCCCTCCACCTGGCAGTCTTTACGTCTGGGTGGGAGGGGAGGAACCGTGGGAACTGAGACCACATCCCCTGGCCACGGACTTGGACAAGTTCGAGGACGGAGTGAGGGTGAAAGGCGGACGAGAATTCCGCTTTACACGCATGTCGCTGGAGTTTGTCTCCGAGAAGACCTACGCGACTTGCACTGAGTACGACCAAAGGCCCCTCAATCTCAGGGCGTCGACTCAATCCCCGCACTTCGTTGTCATGCAAGACATCAGGCACGTCGCGGTAAGGCCGAGTATCATCTTTCCTCTTTGGCCGATGCTCTACGCCACGACATGGATCGCCTTTTCACTCAATGGTCTACAGTTCCACAGTTCCTGGTTCTATCCTCTCTTCCTCGCTCTTTGGGCGGGCACCGGGGTTCTCTGGGGTTTCAAGAAGGAGTTCAGGTTGTGGAAGCATTGTCCTGCGATTGCGTCGGCTGTTTTGACGGAGACTTGGGGAGCTGAGTACTCTGTAGCGACGGCGAATGCGCAGCTCATTGCTAATCGTTCCTGTGCCTTACGGTACAACGCTTCCACACACTGTGCAGTTGTGGCGGGTCTTCCATCCATGCTCGAGTTCTTCGACAATGCGAATCGATTCCGCTTCTTCGGGCTGCAAGCGTTCCTGGGCCTTCACTATGAGGATTTTCTCAGCCGGGTGGTCAGTGGCACCCATGGCGTCACACGCGGCGCTGCTCCAAGAGGCGTTTCGCTGTAGGCGTAAAATATTGTGAGGGGTGGCTCCCCGTGCCTGTGGATATCTCGCCCGATGTTAAAGTTAGCTTTAACGAACAGAGACTCCCCAGGAAACGCCGAGTTATGTATAGGCAACTTCCATTCGGTGCCGTACCTGGCTTTGCTCCAATATGCTGCGACTCAAATGACCCGATGACCCAACTAAAGGGCATATCTCAGCGACTAGGACGAAAACTCCCTGAGATAAATAAAGAAACTTTAAATGAATTTGACAAATTCGTCTCCGATGAACTTCCGAAGATGTTCACTCCTTTGTCAAGTGTCATGTCCTTTGAAGAGTGGCTAAAAGAAACTTCCTACCCGGAATGGCGCAAGACCGAACTCAGAACGGTCCACCAGCGATATCAAGGCACCTGCCCCAGGAAACTGCGCAGAAAGGTTGCCTCATTCCAGAAGACTGAGAACTACGAGACGTTCAAGCTGCCCCGCGGCATCAACTCTCGCCACGACGCGTTCAAGTGCGTCGCTGGACCAGCCTTCAAATCGATCGAGAACGTGGTCTACAAACACCCTTCCTTCATAAAACACGTTCCCGTTTCTGAGCGACCAGCTCGAATTGCCAAGTTGGCCAGGTCCGGAGCCCGCTATTTCGGAACTGACTATTCTTCATTCGAAGCCTCACACGTCCCGAAACTCATGGACGCATGCGAGCTCAAACTCTATGCGTACATGCTCCAGAACTTTCCTGAACTATCGAACACGATCTGCTCAACCATCAAGGGCACAAATCACGGCTACATGCGCGCCTCGGGTGTCGGCTACACACTCCGTGGGCGACGAATGTCCGGTGACATGTGTACCTCGCTGGGAAATGGCTTCGTGAATCTGATGGTCTTCAAATTTCTTATGAGGGACAGAAAGGCCGACATTCTGGTCGAAGGTGACGATGGAATCGCTGCGGTCTATGATGATGGGCCGCTACCTGTGCCGAGTGACTATGAGAAGCTAGGATTCTATATCAAGATCGAGGCTACCGATCACCCTTGCCATGCCTCGTTCTGTGGGGTCATCTCGGAAGATAACATCGGCATGAAGGACCCTGCGGCGCTATTGGCGAACTTCGGCTGGACGCACTCATGCATCCAGGCCGGAGATCAGGTTGCGATGGAACTACTTCGGGCCAAGTGTTTGTCCTTGGCGTACGAACATCCCTCTTCGCCGATATCACGCGCGCTAGCAGATGCCGGCCTCCGTTTCACACGTGGACTCAAAGCCCGCTTTGTCCGCGACGGATGGCACGAAGAATACCCGAACGATGAGACGCAAATTCCACCTTGCATTATCACAGATAAAGCAAGAATGTTCTATGAAACTCGTTTTGGCATTACCCTCGCTAGGCAGATCGAATGCGAGGAGCGGCTGAGGGCTGGGGAGGACTCCGCCATACTGGCTGAGTACTTCACTGCCCCCAAAGACCAGCAGACCTACACGGCTCTGTACGTTCAGTACGGGTGACCCTGACTCACCTGGCCAGCTGGC